ATTTTTCTTGAAACTCCTTTTTATTGCAATACAATGGTATCAAGGCATCCTGATTAGCAAATCTATTATAGTGCAGAGTTAGATTGTAGAAGTCTCCACGGCTATTAATGCTGGCCCAAGCAATATTCTGATAATCAAGATTGCGATTCATCTCGTCTACAGCAAATTGATTAGCATTATATGCTTCAATCGCCAAATCTTTTTTAGATTCTCTCAAGCGACGAAGTTCATCTTTAGCATTAAGAATTGTAAATTTGGTAAGATTCCATTTGCCAGTATTAACAGCAGTTTCACAAAGTTCTATAAGATAGTCAAGAGGATTTGAATTGTGATTCATGAAGCAAAACCAATCTTAGTTTTTTCAGAAGTTGATACCTCTATTTCGCCAGATGCAAAATTATGAGACGAATATGAATTCCCATCCCACCAACCACATTCATAAGTCACATTATTGTCTCCACTGATATGGATACTAACAATTGTTCCATACAAATCTTTAGTCAACTTAACCTTGCTTCCAATCTTGTAAAGTTCTAGAGAATTTTTGCTCATTTGATTTCCTTTTTATGAAGTTTCATATGACAATTAGCACAAAGTAATTTACATTTTTTAATTTCTGACAATATTGTTTTCCAAGGTTTTTGCCAACTTTGGCATAAGTTAAACTTTTTATTTTTTGGATTTGTGTGATGAAATGTTAGAACGTCTGTATCCTCATGGTGACAGTTATCGCATTTAGCACCAAGATATTCTATTGCTCTTATTCTTTGGTCATTCCTTCTTTTAAATGTTCTACAAGTGGAGCAAACATTATTTTTTGTCCAATGAAATACCCTACCACATAATGTACAATGTTTTGTACTGTTTTTATCTCTTTGAGGTAAGTGTAATCTTTTGGTATTTCTTTTTCCAAAAGGAGAACATTCTAAACAATATTTTCTTTTATTTATGTTTCTTTCTTTTCCATCAATAACAATATGGATTTTAAACTCTTTTGAGCATTTTAAGCATTTCTTCATATTTATCTCCGATAATGTAGGATAATTCTACATACACCAAAGATAAATTTTTGTCTGCTATTTGTCCTACATTTAGTGCCTTCGGTGGGACTTGAACCCACAAGGTCTTGCGACCAGCGGATTTTAAGTCCGCTATGTTTGCCGATTTCATCACGAAGGCATAAAGTGACCGACTACAACAACTAATGATTTGAGGTTGAAAATTGTGTGCCTCAACCATTTAAAAGTTGTAGCCGATCACCCACTGGTTTTTAATCAGCCGTTGGCATGAGCCTTGAGGCGACGAACAACCTCTGCCATAGCCTCAACATTGTCAACAGTCTTAACGGGCTTCGCACGTTCCATCTCAGGAAGATCAATGCCCTTCTTAGCCAGAGCAGCCTTTGTACGAGCGTAACGAGCCGCTGTACTAGCAACCTTCTGGCCTGTCTTAGAAGCAATCTCAGCATAAGTCTTGCTGGAAAAAACTGCCTCAAGGAACTGCTCGTCGCTGCAACGAACGCGAGTCTGCTTGTCAATCGTAGTAACTTCAGCCATAATCAACCTCCAAATCATTTCCAATCTTGTTTCAGCGAGTCAACCAACACGATTGAATCCCTCGCGTCAACACTATCATTCTAACACAGTGTATCGGCTTGTCAACTGGGTAGTCTTGAAAATTTCTTTTTCTTGTCAGAGAAAAGACGCTGAACCTGTTTAAAACTCCAAGGTGTACCGAACTGAACCCCATCCCTTTTATTATCGACGCCTACATCAAGAGTATAGCGTCCCAACGACATATCCTCGTTGTGGAGTCTGCCATGAACATGACCGTACAACATCCAACTATTGCGATAACTTTTGTTCCACGCTCTCATAGGGTAGTGAAAAAGAATTATCCTTTGATTACAATGAATAATTTCTTTGATAGTATTTATGCTAGTAAAATCTTTCAAAAAAAACTTTTCTTCATTATCGTGGTTTCCAAGAACCACATGGATATTTTCACAATTTATTTTCTTACGATATTTTTTGGGATCTCCACCCTTGTGACAAAAATCCCCTAAAAAATAAAGAGTATCTTTAGGCTTTACAACCCTATTGATAGAATCAAGCATAGTCTCATCCATTTCTTCAGTGGATGAAAATGGTCTTTGACAATAGCCTATAACTCTATTGTGACCAAAATGAGTATCAGCAAGAAAATGTATCATTCTTCTGTCTTTAATACCAATGCTAAAATTAAGTATATCCAAAAAAGTAAACTACCAGTAAATATAGTTCCAACTATAAATCCTAATCTTATTAGAGGAGAATCTATTCCTGTGAGTTTTCCTATCCCACCACAGACTCCAAAGAAAACTCTATCAGAAAAACTTTTCTTTAAGAGAGTATTCATCAGAATATCTCGCAAAAGTCATTACTATGATCTGTTTGATTCTGTAATTTTTCTATTAGTTCCTTTAGTGTCTTATTTTCTTCCTCAAGAACTTCTACTATTCTTTTAGTCTGATCCAAAGCCTTGGTAAGATGATAAACCTTATTTGCTAATTCATGACTGACATAATTGAGCATTATCATATTTTTGGATCTCCATAGAAGAATATGTTTATGCCAACTATAATACACCTCTAAATTAGATTATCTAAATAGTCTCTCAACTGTTTTAACTGATTATCGGTCAAAACCATTTGATCGCTATAAGGCTTACCATAGATTAATATCCTAAATATGTACCTCATTCTCTGCCAAAAAGACAGAACATCTGGTCTAAACTTAAAGATGCAAAAATCTGCTAATTTCAGATCATTGTCATAATCTATTAAAAGTATTTCGCTGCCACAATCACAAAGTATAAACTCTGTCTTATTTTTTTCGAACCTTGTCAGATTTGTCATTAATTTTTTTCTTAAAGATTCTTTCGTAATTTTTATCCCAAGTTTCTTGATCTACTAATCTTGGTCGTCTTTTTGACCCCTTTCCATTATTCATGGTTGAGGTTCTAATTTAATTGAAGGGGGCAAAGCAGGATCTTGACTATATTCACCAGACCCCAGTTTTTGACCCACTAGTCTTAGTGCATCATCAGTATCATTAGCCTCTAATGTGCCAACTAAATTTCCCTGTATATAAACATTATATGTCATATTTAATTCTCCAGTACAAAACTCCAGTATCTACTATCTTCTTTTTTTTGCAGAGCATCCCAATAGATAGAACGAGCAATATATGATGGAACTTTATGTTTACCACAGTTTACCATCCAGTGTCGCTCCATTTTCTTATACATGGTAGATCCACTCTTGCTCTTATTATACTTGAGATGTTCCATATCGTAAAGGCGAAGTTGATGAATATCTCCACACAATACTCTAGCCTCATTAGGATGAATCATTTCTAGAGCAAAACTAATCTTAGCCAGACCAATACCATTGATCTTATTCAAGATGCTATCACGCTTCTTAACATGACCCTTCTTAGTAGTAAAATAAAAGTCTTTAGGATTAGCCCAAAACTTCTCGCTAAAATCCCAAATATAGTTGGTGCGATTATTATGCAAACCGACTCCGCTCTTGTGGAGTTTATTCAGCAGAGTTTCCTTGCTGTCGATCCATTCATCAAAATTCTTGATAGCATTGTAACCAGCACAGTTGCCCTTCCATGTAGTATGGACAGAGCAATAAGCAAAAAGATAACGACGAAAAATATCTTCAACATTCTGAGGACGGACACTTTCCCAATATTCCTTGTATGAAACTACCTTGTCTCGCGGAAAAGTCTCAAAGAAAATATCGGCCTTCGTCTTATCCATAATGGTATTCTGAACCGCAATAACAGTATTCTCAACAATCATCGTTTTCTCCAAAGAGTGTTCCAAGCGTATGCTACGATTCTACATTACTAGTATCGTCTTGTCAAGAGCGATTCTTTAAACCGTTCTAGCAGACCCGTGTAGAATTTTAAATGTTGGAAATCGTAAACTGATGCCGCCATCTTGGTTTTTAGTTTCCTCAAAATATTGAACAGTTATAGTTTTCCCAAGAATTTTACATGGATTGCAATAGAACTCTTGACGCTGCTCAATAGTAAAACCGCTACCAACTCGCACAGTATAATCTTTATGCTGAATCATAACACAAGATAGCATAGTCTCCTCATGCTCTGCACCATCTTTCACATAACGAAATGGCCCCATCTCAGTATCAACTACCTCATATTCATCATCAAAAAATTTCTTAACTTTGAGCAAGTCTTTGCTTCGTTTGCCTTTATATGGTTCGTCAGCACGAAGCATGACTCCTTCCCATTTGTAATCAGTAGCATAGTCTGTCCATTGCAAAAAATCATCATCGTTTTCAATTTTAAATTGTGCTAACACACTAAGACAAGTACAAGTATTATCTCTCATAACTTCTCGCAGATTATTGTAGCGAATAGAATAAGGACGATTCTTTTCGCCCTTCTTGCTATAAAATTCATCGTGCGTAATCATATCAAAAATCTTATAGGACGGATTAGGAATAGTATGATCCTTCTTTTTCAGTTGCTTCATAATTCCCTGAAAATCCTCATTACCTTCATCGTCCACAAGGCAAAGTTCTCCATCAAATACTACATCCTTAACGCCAAGAGCCTTAATGCCACCAGCGACAATACCAAGAGTATCAAACTCTTTTCCTGTGCGGGAATAGAAAGTAGCATTACTATCAGAATCGACAATAGCGATACATCTAGCACCGTCAATCTTTCTAGAAACATACCATCCATCCTTCCAACTTACTAGTTTAGGTTCGTATTTATCTGCCAGAGCAACACTAAACTCTGGAATATGGTCAGGAATAGCCTTGTTGATAATCTTGTCACCAGCACGGGTTTTCAAGTCCTTGTCAATGATACAGTAAATTAGTTCTTCGATATTACTTTTATTTGCCTGACTATCAATAAACGTATGAACTGCCCCAAGAGCATCGTGTCCAGTAATTTTACGACTCTTTAGATCATCCAGCAGATCAAAGAAATTTTTGTAGGACTTTCCTCTCAAAGAGTTTTTCTTCTTGAGATTATCGCTGGTAACATTATACTGCCACAATGGATGATAGGTATACAACAAAATTTTCTTAGCAAAATTTGCAGCCGCAGAATTATTGTTACAATAATCATCAATGATAGACTGCTTATCAATAGTGCTACTAGTAGTCCTAAGATCACGAACCATATCCCAAACATAATTAAAATCGTGGGTCATTCCGTTTCTCCGTTGTTTCTTTCCATTGTACGCTACGTTTTGTCTTTGTCAAGTATCGGTAGTTCAGTTTTTATTCTTGAATCGTTTACTTAAACTCCTAACTAAATCGCTTCCTGCGGTTGGAAAAAAACAAGGCAATATAGAATGTATTATTAAAAGTATTCCGGCAAATACACAAGAACATCCATAAAATAGAGCAAATATAAGATGCTCTACATATGTCATATTATTTTGTTTAAGATGTTCAATCCATTTTTTTTGTAGATTCATTTTTCTGTATTCTATTTTTTGACATGATTAAATAGTTTACAGCTTTAATTACACCGTCTAAAGAATCTCCTAGTTTACCCAAGCCAGTATTACAACGCTCACAAATCCAGCCTCTAAAACTATCATCTAAATGGTCATGATCTAAACACCATTTTATTGGTATTTTTTTACAGCACTCACAAAGTTCTGGGCGAGGCGGGGCTTTTTTATGAAGTTTCCCACGAACTTTAGACTGTTTTTTAACACACTTTTTACAACGACTATCTAGATTATCTTTGTACATACTGTGCTTAGGAAAACTTCCTTTATTTTTCCTTTTACCACAGTATGAACAAATTTTTCTAGTCATAGTGGATGCGAGGGGAGTCGAACCCCTGTCCTATCATAACATCAAAAACATCTTCTACAAGTTTATTTCATTCATGAGTTAAACTAGAATATAGAATGAACAAGATTTTTCTAGTCTTACCAACTGCTCTTAACCTACAACCCGTTGGACATTGTAAGTGCAGAGGGATTTAACGACAGACTTTTGATCGCTACCCTCATTCGCAATCGCAGTCTGTTACTGCCCTTTTTTGTCAGGCAGCAAGTGCTAACTGAGTTTCGCCAGTTAAAGCGTTTAATCGACTTTTAAAGTGGCCGGTCGATCAACCACTACTTGCTAATATAATCTCCGATATGTAGTCGAAACCTTTACGCACCCTTAGTTTTCTAACTCCAATAATCTATCATGCAAACTATTGATAACTTTTGAATGAACCATTTCATTGATCTGTATTGTTTCTTTAGCAACGTCTAGTGACTCTGAGTGAATAACATTCATTGTTAATGAAACAAATAAAACTGAAAGTAGGCAGATAAACAATAGTCTATATTTCATGATTTCTCTTTCTTGTAGGTGGGTTGATCGTAAGACCAATATTTTGGAAGGCTATAAACCTTCATACACCTTACAGGATCGTATTTATGCTCAAAAATTGTTTATTGGTTTTTTTGTTTTTATATCATATTGAATATTATCCATAGATTTTTTTATATTTTGTTTAGATAGGTATTCTATTTCTTTTTGAATATTAGTCAATTCAGTTTCTGATATGTATGACTGAGTTTTATTTATCTTAGTAGTTAATTTTATGTTTTTTTGTACTAATACAACATTAAATCCTACAGATAAGACTAAAAATGTTAACAATACA